TCTCGGGGAAAAGCTTAGTTTAGAGTATGGGTTGCAGGTAGGGCAAGCTATTGAATAAGAATGGTTTAGAGGTGGTAGAGTCAAAGGAACAAGATGGCAAAAAGGATTTCAAAACTTTAATAGGTTAAGATTATATGCAAGAGGTGAACAACCTGTGCAAAAATATAAAGATGAATTATCTATTAATGGTGATTTATCTTATTTAAATTTAGACTGGAAACCAGTACCTATTATACCTAAGTTTGTAGATATAGTTGTTAACGGTATAGCTGAAAGAACGTATGACATAAAAGCCTTCTCTATAGATGCTAGCGGATCAGAAAAAAGGAACAACTTTATGGATAACGTCGCGGGTGACATGCAAATGCAGGGTTTTGATGTGTCAATGATGCAGGAGTTAGGTGTTGACACCACGCAAAGTGGTATGCCGTCTTTACCTGAGTCAAACGAAGAGTTACAGTTGTATATGCAGTTGCAGTATAAGCAGGCTATTGAAATAGCGGAAGAGCAGGCTATCAGCGTTTTATTGGAAGGAAACAATTATGAGTTAATTAAGAAAAGGTTTTTTCACGATTTGACCGTTTTAGGCATTGGAGCGGTTAAGACAGGTTTTAATAAATCGGAAGGCGTTGTTGTGGATTATGTTGATCCGGCTAACATCGTTTACTCACATACTGAATCGCCTTATTTTGAAGACATATATTACGTTGGCGAAGTCAAGGCTTTACCTATAAACGAATTAGTTAGAGAGTTTCCTCACTTAACGGATAGTGAGATTGATGAAATTGTAGGTAAAAACAACAAGAATAATACTTACAGATATAATTCACAAAGTAGTCTTAGAGATGACAACGTTGTGCACGTGCTTTACTTCAATTACAAAACCTACAACAGTGAGGTTTATAAGATTAAGCAGACAGGGAGCGGAGGAGATAAAGCTATAGAAAAAACTGATAGATTTAACCCTCCGGAGAATATGGACGGTAACTTTACTAGAGAAGCTAAGAAGCTGGAAGTTCTTTACGATGGGGTTATGGTTCTTGGTTGTGATAAAATACTTAAATGGGAGTTGTCTAAAAACATGATTCGTTCTAAGAGTGATTTTAACAAAGTTAAAATGAACTACAGTATTGTAGCTCCTAGAATGTACAAGGGTAGAATCAAAAGTTTAGTTAGTAGAATAACTGGTTTTGCTGACATGATACAGCTTACTCATCTCAAGCTACAGCAAGTTATGGCTAAGATGGTTCCAGATGGTGTTTACTTAGACGCGGATGGTCTAGCTGAAATTGATTTAGGTAATGGCACTAATTACAACCCACAGGAAGCGCTTAACATGTTCTTTCAAACGGGTAGCGTTATAGGCAGAAGCTTCACTTCTGAAGGTGACATGAACCCTGGTAAAGTACCTATTCAAGAAATACAGTCTAGTAGCAAAGGAGCTAAGCTACAGTCTTTGATACAGACGTATAACTATTACTTGCAGATGATTCGTGATGTCACTGGTTTAAATGAAGCTAGAGACGGTAGTACACCTGATAAAAACGCTTTAGTTGGAATACAGAAAATAGCCGCAGCCAACTCTAACACCGCTACAAGGCATATATTACAAGCTGGATTACTTCTTACAGCTGAAACTGCTGAAAAGCTATCATTAAGAATATCTGATGTTATAGAGTATTCACCTACTAAGAAAGCTTTTATTGAGTCAATCGGGCATCGCAATGTAGCAAAGTTAGAAGAGGTGTCAGAACTGCATCTACATGATTTCGGTATCTTTATAGAGCTATCTCCTGACGAAGAAGAAAAGCAGTTGCTAGAAAACAACGTTCAAATGGCTCTTCAACAAGGTGGAATTGAACTAGAAGACGCTATAGATATTAGAGAAGTAAAAAACTTAAAACTAGCTAATCAGCTATTAAAGATAAGGCGTAACAAGAAGATAGAGCGTGACAGACAGCAGCAATTAGAAAACATTCAAGCTCAAACGCAGTCTAACCAAGCCGCCGCTCAAGCCTCGGCTCAAGCAGAAGTTCAAAAGCAATCCGCTATTACACAAAGCAAAGTTCAACTGCTTCAAGCTCAGGCACAAGCTGACGCTCAAAAGCTGCAGTTAGAAATGGCTGCTAAAAAAGAACTCATGGGACTTGAGTTCCAATACAACATGCAGTTAAAGGGTATTGAGGTTAGCGGGCTCAAAGATAGAGAGAACCAAAAAGAGGATAGAAAGGACGAAAGAACAAAGATACAAGCCTCTCAACAAAGCGAACTTATAGACCAAAGAAAAAGCGGAAAACCGCCTAAAAAGTTTGAATCCGCAGGTAATGATACTATAGGAGGTGGATTTGGCTTAGAAGCCTTTGGAGCACAGTAAATTATTAAATAACTATTATATTATATTATGGAAGAAGTAAAAAACGAAGAAGTGATCGAAGAGGTCACTCAAGAAACACCTCAAGAAGAGGTTGCTGAGGAGCAAAAACCCGAGGTAGATTTAAGTAAATTTGAAAGCAAAGATGACGACGAGGTCATTAAAGTAGATTTAAGTAAACCAAAGGAAACAGTAGATGAGAACCAAACTGATCTCGAAGAAGTTGTTGCAGAAATTACACAAGAAGAGGACGTTAGCACGGAGGTACCAACCCTTGAGGAAATTACCGATGAGGAAACCGTCACAGAGGAAGAGGTAGTAGAAGCCCTTGACGCTAATGAAGAGTCAGGGAAAGCTATACCAGAAAACGTTCAGAAGTTGTTAGACTTTATGGATGAAACAGGTGGAGACCTAGAAGACTACGTTAAGCTAAATAAAGACACTAGTAATTTAAGTGATCAAGACGCTTTACGAGAGTACTACCAAAGAACTAAACCTCATCTAGCTTCAGATGAAATTGATTTTCTTATAGAAGACGGATTTTCATATGATGAAGATATAGATGATGAAAGAGATATTAAGAGAAAAAAATTGGCCCTCAAAGAGCAAGTTGCCGAGGCCAAGACCTACTTAGACGGGCAAAAGTCTAAATATTACGAAGAGATTAAAGCTGGAAGCAAGCTCACAGGCGAGCAGCAGAAGGCAATTGATTTCTTCAATCGATACAATAAAGAGTCAGAGCAGACTAATCAAGCTATCAAACGTAGTAGTGATGTTTTTGAACAAAAGACTAATAATCTTTTTAACGACAAATTCAAAGGTTTTGAATACAACGTCGGAGAAAAAAAATATCGATTCAACGTTAAGGATGTCGATGGTGTAAAAGCTAAGCAAAGTGATATAAACAATTTCATGTCAAAGTTTGTCGATGAAAATAAATCGCTTTCAGATGCTAAAGGATACCACAAGGCGTTATATACAGCTATGAATTCCGATGCAGTTGCTCAACACTTTTATGAACAAGGAAAAGCTGACGCACTGAAAGACAGTGTTCGGAAGTCGAAGAATATTGATATGGATCCTAGAGGTTCACATAAAGAAGCGACTACTGGCGGCTTGAAATTTAAAGTATTAGGCGATGATTCTGCCTCTTTTAAGTTCAAAATGAAAAATAAAAAATAACAATTTAAAGAAAATTTAAAATGGCAATTACAGGTGCAACAGCTAGTAATTTGACACCTTCACCGGTGAAAAAAGCACTAGCTAGCAATTACTTAGATTTTGCTGGCGGCACGGATACGTGGGCACAGCAGTACTTACCAGATACTATAGTCGGAGAGGCTGAAGCTTATGGTAAAAGAACAATGGCTGGATTTTTAGCTCAAATAGGAGCAGAAGAAGCTATGACGTCTGATCAAGTTATTTGGTCAGAGCAAGGCAGATTACACCTTGCATATAAAGGGCACGTGAATCACGATGATGATACAGGAGCTACAGTTGGTGGTGTTTCCGCAACAAATGCGGGTGGTAGTTTAGAGATCGAGCAAGATATCGATGGTAGAACTGTTACTACAACTCACGGTATTAGGAAGAACGATATTCTACTAATCGCTGATGAAAGCGCTACTGCTACAGTTTTAGTAACAAGTGATCCAGTTGGTTCAGAAATTTTTGACGTGGTTCTTTATGACGCTGGAAATTCAACAGCAACTTTAGCAAACGCAGGTTTCGCTCAAGGAAGTGATGGCGATACTAACTTAACTATTCTAGTTATTGGTTCTGAATACGCTAAAGGTGATAACGGAAGAACTGGGCAAAATGAACCATCTCACAAAACTTACTCTAACAAGCCAATTATCTTAAAAGATAAGTACGCTGTGTCAGGTTCTGATACTTCAGCAATTGGTTGGGTAGAAGTTTCTGGAGATGAAGGTCCAGGAGGTTACTTATGGTACATGAAAGCTGAGTCTGAGACTCGAGCAAGATTTACAGATTACTTGGAGATGTCTATGATTGAGACGGTTCCAACTGATTCTTCTGAATCTCTTGTTGATTCTTTCCTTGGCAACACAGGTGGTGCTGATGGTACTACTGGTCATCAAGGTTTGTTTAACGCTATCTCAACTCGTGGTAACCAAACTTCTGGTGTGACAGGTGTTAACGCCGCTACTGACTTAGCTGAATTCGACGCTATTTTAGCTGAACTTGATAAGAATGGTGGTATTGAAGAAAACATGATGTTCTTAAATAGGGCTACATCATTAGCTGTTGACGATATGTTAGCTTCAATGAACTCTTATGGTGCTGGAGGTACCTCTTACGGAGTGTTTGATAATTCCGAGGATATGGCGTTAAACTTAGGTTTCTCTGGTTTCCGTCGTGGATCTTACGATTTCTATAAGTCAGATTGGAAATATTTAAACCAACTTGATGGTAGAGGTGGTATTAACGCTACTGATACAGTTAACGCTGTTAGAGGTGTTATGATTCCAGCTGGTGTTTCTAGCGTGTATGATCAAATGCTAGGTAGAAACCTTAAGCGTCCATTCTTACACGTGCGCTACAGAGCTTCTCAAACTGATAACCGCCGTCTTAAGACTTGGGTTACTGGTTCTGTTGGAGCTGTAACATCTGATCTAGACGCGATGGAAGTGCACTACTTATCTGAGCGTTGTCTAGTTACTCAAGGTGCTAACAATTTCTTCTTAATGAATTAAGACGAGTATATTTGGTGAAACTACCTCTCCTTCGGGGAGGGGTAGTTTTATATTAATTTTTTATTATATTATATTATGGCTAAAAAGCAAACAAAAAAAGTAGAGGTAGAAGAACCCTACGTAGAAGAGACAGTAATAGTTGAAGCTCCGAAACCGGAGCGTAAACCAGTTGTAAAAGAATTACCTAAGAAAGATACTTGGGAAATAAAACCAAGAACATATATTTTAAAATCAAATCATAAACCTCTAAGTAAAATGATAAGATCTACCGGTATCTATTATTTTGACGAAGAAAAAGGTTACGAAAGAGAATTGAAGTATTGTGAAAATCAAAAAACCTGCTTTGTAGACGAAATGGTTGGAGACCAAAGATTATCTCATGTGATTTTCAGAAACGGAGCTTTAATTGTTCCTAAAAACAAACAGACACTTCAAAAATTTCTTTCTCTATACCATCCTCATAGAGATAGTATTTTTTATGAATTAAAACCTCAAGTTATAGCTGAGGATGAACTAGTAAATATTAATCTAGAAGTAGACGCATTAATTGCAGCTAGAAATATGGATATAGATATGGCGGAAGCAGTTATGCGCGCTGAAATTGGTTCTAAGGTATCTAGAATGAGTTCTAAAGAACTTAAACGTGATTTACTAGTATTTGCTAAGAGAAATCCCAAATTACTCTTAGAATTAGCCAATGATGACGAC